TAACGGTCGATGAGATACTCGAATCGGTCAGGAATCTCGCAGCGTTGGACTACCTGAAAGTAGGCGTTGCTACCGTGATAGATTCTACGCAGAAAGTAAGTGAGATAACAACAAGGGGCAACCGCGCATTGGAAACGGCAGAGCCTTTGGATGTGGCCTTGAAGATAAGGTACAGATACATAAAAAGCGGTGAGGCCGCAGGCGCGTCCATCATTGAAACGACCCGTGATTTCTGCAGAAACCTTGTCAATCTCAGCAATTCGGGCAAGACGTGGAGCAACGCGGAGATCCAACAGATCGGAATGAGCGAGGGACGGAATGTGTGGCAGCGAAAGGGCGGATTCTGGACACGTAAGGGCGGTCAGGTGACAACCCCATATTGTCGGCACGTATGGGAACAACTTGTAGTTAAGGCTTAATGGCAACGGCACTGTTCATATCGGAAACATTCCTAAAGGACAACACTCAGGTGTCCAAGAACGTGGATGTGAAGTATATCCGCGAGGCAATCCTATGGGTTCAGGATTCAGAGATACAGACAGCACTCGGATCAACGCTCTACGATAAGATGAAGGCCGATGTGGTGGCCGGAACGCTAACGGGAGACTACAAGACGTTAATGGACGATTACGTGCAGGCCACATTGAAGCACTACACCGTTGCGGAGTGCCTGCCTATGGCGCATTACAAGATAACCAACAAGGGATTACAGGTTCAGGATAGCGAACAATCGAATCCTGCAAGTACCTCCGCAGTAGATAGACTGGTTGAAAAGGAAGTAAATAAGGGCGACTGGTATCGCCAGCGCATGATCGAATACCTCTGCGAAAATTCAACATTGTTTACGGAGTATGAGAATCCTGATGATGGAATTGACGTGATACATCCGAGCAAACGCAATTTCAGAACATCGTTCTATCTTGGAATTGACCCGAAGCCGTCATCATTGCAACAGAAATACCGAGATGAATGAGCCGCAAGAACGAAGAAAGGCTAAGGCAATACCTTGAGAACACTCAACGAAATAATAGAACAGATCACCGTTCTCGCGACCGCACACGCTCAGATAGCGTCAAGCGGGGTCGGGACAATTGCCGAACTTCAGGCAAGTGAACGCGATTACCCGTTGCTGTGGGTGTTCTATGAATCCTCGCCCGTTGATGACCGATACCTTGTAAACCAGATTCGTATCATAGTTGCCGACCGAGTTATAGTGGGCGAGGAGGGTGACGAGAACACGGGGCAGGAGTTGGAGGTGCTTTCCGATTCACTTTCCATACTTGTTGATTTCCTTGCGTACTTCATGCAACAGCATACGGAGGAGTACGTGGTGGACAGGATCACGGCACTCGATCCGTTCACCGAGGATTGGAACGACAGGGTTGCAGGCCACTCGCTTGTGATTCAGATCAAACAGTTTTTTGATTGGAATAAATGCCAGATACCAGAAACGGGCGCGGCAATACCTCCATCCGTTGACGGGCTTACGCTCTACGATTTCTGTGATGCTGCGGTTCGTGCAAGGCTTACATCGGCACAGGTGACCTGCCTATCATCCGCACTATGCACAGCGGCAACAACTCAGGTCAACGCCACCAATGTCGGCACGGTTGCTCCGGGCGGCACTTGGGATCAGGAGATCCATGACACGGCAGGGGCTGACGTTGGAACGGATGCCAACCCTTCGGTAATTGCAGATGCAACGGTAGTGAACAATGCGGCAGGGACGTTCACGCAGAATATCTTAGCAGAGGGTGTTCACGTTCTCGATCAGGGTAAGATGCTGGACAGCGATGGACTGACAACCGTGCTTGCAGACTATCTTCCCGCATCGGATGGCTTCATGTTCACGGCATCACCCGGAATGTCCGTTTCAGTATCATCCTCAGATGATACACCGACTTTCAAGGACACCATCACTCTGACGGCCACACCTTCGGGCATAACGCCCACGAATTACATATTCATTGCCGATAACGGGACGAATCTCGTAGAGATAGCGGATTCAGCCAATGCAGTGGTGACATGGGAGGTTGACATTGCAGGCACGGTCCGTGTGCTCTGCATAGCGAAGGATGGATCAGCTGAGGTTGGGTCAGAGGTGATCCTGACGTGCGATGATCTGAGTACGGATACACGCTCCGCCCTGTTCATTTATGCGCACAACACCCTTACGGGTCTTACGATGGGAAGCGTGGCCCGTGGGGGTATTGACATATTCATTGACAGGTTGAAAGGCATCGGAACAGCGAACGGCACAGTTTTCCTCGATGATTTCATTTCGAGCGATGTGAAGGTATTTCCTTACTGTCCGATTGATGATGCAACGGCCAACGCCAACGCATTCAGCCCCTGCCTGATTGATCCGAGCGATACGCTGACCTTCAATAACTTCGTTGCGGGGGATTTCACGCCCGATGGTCTGATCGGGGGCGCGACAAAGGAGGCACTCACCGATAGGTCGCTCGATGATTACCTGAATAGGAACACAGGGTTTCATGCCTATTCGATAACAGACGCCAGTGCCGGGGGTCGGCAGTCATTCGGCAACGGGTCCGGTGGCAACCTTGAGTTCTGGCCGAGAAATAGCACGACAGTTTACGGGAAATTGAACCACAACACCTATACATCGGGCGCACAGGCAGATTCTCTCGGACTACTGAGCGTGGCTGTTTATGATGGTGGGAATATAGAAGTGCGGAAGCGGGGTGTACTTCAATATTCAGGCTCAGTGCCGAGCAAGCCGACCAATTCACAGGAGATCAGATTACATTCAGGAGGATCGGTGAATTACGATGGGTCTGCGAGATACGCGACATTCATCATAGGGTACGTGCCACCGGATCAAAATGCCTGGGACGATATTGTGCAGGCGGTCGATGATTACAACGCGGCAGTAATAACAGGCGGTAGAGATGTCTGAGCAGGTCTTGTATATTACCAAAGAGACTGCACCCTTCACCGAGGATGACGGCCGGGTGTTCAGCCCCGTCCCTCATAAGGAAGGTTGGGCTGTTGCGGTTGGATGGGAAGACCGTCTTAGATCTACCAAGACAAAGTATTCGGTAATTGAATATGAACAGAGTAGCCCACTGCCTGAGGGGACATCGTGACCCAATAGGAAAAGACAGAACGATATGATGCACTACGATTCAAAGGGGAAATTGAGCAGCAAGCGAATCTGGGGGTCTGTGCTGATGACGGTAGGCCTCTGCACGGCTGTGACTGACGGATTTGATTTCTACGCGGCAAATTCCGATATTGTGATGTATATTCTGAGCGCGGGGACTGTCACGCTCGGAATAGGTGTAGTCGAACACTTTGGAAAGTCAGGAAAAAATGAGCAATGAGGAAAAAAAGACGGTGACTTTGAACATGGAAGTAATTAAGTTCGCAATCAGCATCGGTGTTCCGCTTCTTGCGCTTGTCGGAGCTTACTTCAACCTGCGAAGTGATGTTGACATCAATACATCGGCATCCGTCAAGCATTATACAGAGATTGTCAATATTCAGAACAGTAATCATATCCGCGACCTTGAAACAGTCGAGTTCCGGGCAAATATGACTAATCGTGTACGCAATATCGAAGAACTCACTCAGGAGATACATGGTGCTATTGTCGGTAATGGCGTGCATTAGTCTGATGTTGGCGCAGGAGATTCCTGAGCAGACCATTAGCATTGACACCATCATCGAGGCGTCTCCCGACACCGTTCAACTTGACCAGATCATTCAGTACCAACAGGAGATATTAAAATTGATACGAGATGAAAGCGAACTGGAATCTTTACAATGACTTTGAAGCCAGAGAGTTCGACTGTAAGCATACGGGCAAGAACTTGATGAAGCATTCATTTCTGTCAAAGTTACAGGCCCTCAGGACGGCCTACGGGGGGAGGATGATAGTGGCATCGGGCTACCGTGATTACTCACACCCGGTTGAGGCTAAGAAGAACACCAAGAACGGAGCACATCCAACGGGGCTTGCGGCAGACATAGCCGTTGACCGAGGAAATGCCTACCGTCTGTTGAAGTTGGCACTGGAGCTGGGATTCACTGGCATCGGGATCAAGCAACGTGGTGGCAACAGGTTCATCCATCTTGACACCATCGAGGGAAGTATATCACAGCCACGTCCTACCGTCTGGTCGTATTGACGCCCCATACACTTATCGGTTAGCTGCAAGTGCTACGTTCCCGTTTTTAATTCAGGTTCGTTCATATCAGCCGTATTGATAGTTTTTTCTCCCCTCGCTTGCCTATCGGCAGTTTGGATAGCCTTAAATATTTCAACAACTAAAGATGGAACTATCGCATTCCCGTAACCCTTTATGCTTTCGTTTCTCCATTTAGGAAAGGTAATACCGTCCAATCGGTCGGAAAGCCCATCATTTCCGCCACAAATCGGGGGTTGAGTTGGGAAGTTTTTCCAGTTTGGCTGGTTCGCTTGTGCATTGTTGCAACCAAGTCTGACCCGTCCCAGTTCGGCTGGTCCCCCCTCGCGTTGTAATCGCTCGCTGTCGGTGTTGGCAGAAGTCCGTGAAAG